AGGAAATGAAGCAGTCGTTGTTCGATCTCAACTTGACTAATAGGGCCTCTAAAGTTCATTATGTTTCCTCACAACATGGGACCAATCGATGGATTCCAAAGCCTCTAAGTTCTTCTTTGGCCACTCTTGATCGGAAAGACCAAAGTGGGTGCGTCCCATTTGCTCCAAGATCCACGCATCACACATATCGTCGGCACCCTTACCCTCCCAGACTAATCCAGTCCGGGCAGAGATTGCGGAGATGACTTCAGTCTTCGCCGCATTGCCTCTTCCGGTTGCGAACTTGGCACGACAGGTCGGAGGAATCTCCACGAAGATGTAATTATCCTCATACAGAGCAAGCCGAATAACGCCACCCAGTTCCCCGATGGAATGAGCCTGACTCGCCCGCGAAGCAAACGAGTAGCCCTCAATCAAGACCACATCCGGGCGATGTTCCCGGCAGACGAGCATGACTTCATCCCTGATGGCCCCAAGCCGTTCCACACCCTTCTTCTTGACAGCGATTACGTCCATGTCGCCGTCACAGGAGTAACCCGTCGATGTAAGAGACAGATCGAGGCCCATGAACTTCACGGCTTTGTCCACCATCCCGGAACTGCTAGCCCCAGTTCGATAGCCAGCTTTGGCTCATGCCCGATGCGATCGTGACATTCTCGACAAACTGCCAGAAGGTTGTCCTCTTCGAGAATGGACCCCCCCTGGGAGCGCCGTTTCAATTCATGGATGTCGACGCTTGCCTTGCGGTTGTAGAGACTTACCTCATCATGTCTGGCAAATACCGGACATGCCTCGCAGTAGGGCCGCTCACCGAGAAGTCTGGAAACCAGCTTTCGGCGTTCAACGTATTCTGCAGACTTTTTCTTGCTACGAGGACGAAGAGAGCCGGTGCGCTTTAGGGGACCACCGCGCTGCATGGGCTTCTTGCGTTTCATAGTGCGTCACTGGTGACCCGATCAAATTCCCACTTGTTGTCAAGCGTTGCCCACAGGGCACGATCAATGGCCGTGTCTTCCATGTCGTATTCGATAAGCATGTCGCGGTGCCTGAGAATGGCGCGACGATAGAAGTTGGCAGTTTCAAATGGATTCATCTCGATAGGTCTGCCAGTTTCGATCATGATCTTGACCTGATCTAAACGCTTGTCGACATGGAATTTGAAACGCTCAATCTTCGTCTGCCTATTTCCGTAAGCCGATTCGGCTTCTCGGGCCAGCTTCTTACCTTCTCTGCCAAGAGCGGCATATCGATTCGCGTCAGCCTCGGCATCCACACCGATGTTCTCAATCTGAGACTGGAGGTTTCGAACTAATGCTTCTAGTGCTCGCTGCCACCTATCCCAATTATGGGCTTCTACGAGCAACTCTCGTTGGGCAGGTGACAACTTGTTTTTGACTTCCTCCGCTACCATTTGGGCGAAGGCATCATCATTTAGAATCATGTCTAGCTCCAAGCAGGGCACTGTGGCTTATAGGCGCACCAGTTGCACAGAGCCGTTTTATTGGTGTCGAAAACGTGAGTTTCGCAAGCAATATCTATTGCCTTCTTAGTATCTGTGATGTATGTCACAGTTTCCTCAAAATCGCTTTCAGTGAAATCCTGGTCGAACTTGACCCCATCTTTGAGGTACAACAATTCTAACTTCTTAGTTGTGCCGACTCCAAGCTCATCAATCAGCGCACCATAAATCTTGAGCTGTAGAAACTTATCGTCACCATAGTAGGGATTCGGGGTCTTGCCAGTCTTGTAATCACTAATGGTTACACCCCCGTCAACCACGGTATAGCGGTCAATGAATCCCTTGAGGGTCACGCCATTCAGTTCGCCATTGAGTTCGTATTCAAGCCCCTCGGGCTCGATCTCGGAAGGATTCTCAATCTTCCAGAGGTTCTCTACACACCACACCGCCCGCCACTTGAATTGGCGAATGCGCTTCTCGCCACGAACGTATGGATCGATTCGTTCTTCCCACCCACCGCTATTCCAAACTTGTGAGAACAGGGGATTTATGAGTGCCTCGACCCTTTCCTCAGGGTCGAACATGTAGAACTGTTCACAGAAGTCGTGAACCAAGTTGCCCAACAACGTGGCTTCACTCGGCTCATCAGGAAGCTTGTCGATCTTGCTGAACCGAAACTTCATGGGACACTGGTTGAAGGTTCCCATAGAAGAAGGAGACAGATGAGGTGGCGGTACTAAAGCCTCAGGCATCGTCTTCTTCGTCCTCAACCACTGTGGCGTTGAAGGACAATCGGACAGCTTCTTCGGCAAGGGCCGTTACGTCAGCGACGAATGTGTCGGTCATGGTGCCAATGTTTGGCTTTGGGCGTCCACCGGAGTGCTTGACCCAAAACTCGTTGAGGGTCGTCTTCTGCTCTTCGGTGAGGCTCCCGGCCAGCGAGAGGAAGTTGTCCCATGCGTTTTGCACCTTCTCGTCCGGTGCTGCCTCAAGTTCGAGAGCTATCTCGTCACGAGCGAGGTAGAGGCCGACGCCGAGTGTCTGTGCAGCCTTTTTGAGGGCTTCGGAAGTTGCGCTTTTGTAGGAGTCGCCCAGATCCATGTTGCCCGTGTGTCTGGCACCACCAAAAGCTTCCCGGATAACCACGCTGCCTTCAATGATGACAGAAAGCTGCACATGGACAATGATCCAATCGTCAGTCTTGGTATCGCGACCGTGACTCTTGATCGTGTAGTTCCAGTTTTCGACGCCCAGCACATTGCTGAGACGTGCGATGACCTCGTGGATTGGGATATAGGTAAGTTCCATTCCCCCCTTTTTGAGGATCGATTCGACCTCTTTGGGGAACGGTTCGCTGAGCTTGGATAGTATTTCGCTCATTGGGCTTCGCCCTTTCTGACGATCACGCTCGTCTTTGGTTCGGATGCCTCGCAGTACATATCGGCGGTGACACCAATCTCGTTGAGCTTCCCCACCCTCCAATAAGAAGGTGCGAGGTAGTCAAGCATTTGCATGGCCATTTCCTTGGGGGTGGAGATCACTTCACCGGTATCCATGTCAACAGATGACTGGACAATCCGATCTATGACGACACCGGCAAGAACTTTGTGTTGCCAGCCCTTGCGGCTAGAGGCAACCTTTCGTTCGACCTGAGCCCCATTTCGAAGCTCGATGATCGGTTCTTCGATCATCAGGTTGCCCAACAGGTTAATCAGACGGTCGTAAACGATGCCTAAATCGTTCTTGGCCAGATTGAATTCCAAGACAAGATCGGCAACTTCAGCTGCTTCGCCCTCAATCAGGTCGACTCGTTCGTCTAGCTGGGAGAGGAGAAGGCGGAGGGTCTTAATGTCCTCCAGGTTCATAGTAGATCTCCTGGGGTTGGGTTGTGTTGGCTCGCTTAGACAACGATAGCGATCCGTGCCCGCTGTGGCAACCCTAGCCCAGTTAAATTTGTGAAAGCTCCGGTGGCGGAGTCAACCTGATCATCGTGGTCGCAGGCTTCCGGGAAAGTGGATAACTCATCAAGCCAATCTGTAAGCCACGGACCCCGTATTGCTCGCACGTTTCCATTGGCCAGAGCAGCCGCAAACGGACGAGCACGGGTGACCTTATCTCCTGTTGCTCTCATGCCTAAGAAGTCGTAGCCGGGCAAAATGTAGCGGGCGTACTGATCGATTAGAGCTTTGCCCGAGGAGCCCGGTTCCTGCTCCATCCTGATTGTTACCGTTGGTCCGTCTTCGTAGGCCGTCTGGGCGATGAGATGTTCCACCTTGTCGCTCTTGACCCTTACACGCTTTACGTCAAGAACGTAAGCGATACCTTGGTCAAACATCATAAGAGTTCCAACTGTCCAGTCGGGATTGGGATTGTTGGGAGCGGGTTCTGTTGCTGCTAAATCCCAAAATCGAACAGCACGGGCGGTAGCAGCCAACTGGGGGATTTCCTCGGAGTCGATAATTACGACGGACTCACGGTCAAACAACGATCCAAGCGTTGTGGCCCACCAGTCGCCCTCTTCGAGACGCTTGCGCTCCACGGGGTCCAGGGCTTGGAGGGACATTCGGTAGGACTCGGCATCGATGCCCGGGTTGTCTGTCAGGAAGGAAGGCACGAAGATCCGCCCGCTCGTCTTTCCTTCGACAATGAAGCGCTGTCTAACCCAGTTAGGCGCAGGGTTGGAGGCACACCTCATCCGCAGAGGAACTTTTGAGAGTGGGCCCGACGCTGGGCGACGCAAGCGAGAGAATAGGTATCGGTAATCAGCTTCCCGGATTTCGGTGACCTCGTCCATCCCAATGAACTGAAATTCCGCTCCCTTGTACCGCAAATAATCTTGACTGTTATTTAGGTAGCCAAATGAGATTCGGGCACCAGAGGGAAAGGTCGCCGTGTAGGTGTTGGCGTTCCACTTCACATCTTCTTCCGGACCTGTCCACATTTGGAAACGATCCATGATCGCTCCCGGCAGGGCGAGGTCAGCGTAGGTGCGACGAAACAAGATGGCCGAATACTGGGGCACATCAATATATTGAAGTGCTGCCATTAAGAGGGCGGAACTTTTCCCACCGCCTGCGGCACCACCGAACAGGGCTTCCAGTGCGTAGGTCCGCAGAAAAACTCTTTGGTTAAGGGAAGGCTCTTCGGGGCAATAAGGAGCAGCTTTCGGCTCCAGGTAGTTCAGTACCTTATTCCAGTCTGTCGACACTTGGTCACCCCGCTATCGTCTATTCTACAGTAGGTGACAAATGGCAACCCATTAAACACTAGCCTGAGAGGCCATATGGACATTTGGACTAGATTGAGAACTGTGTTCCAACGAGAGATCCTAGCCAACTGGCTGATGGTATCATTTATTATACTTACAAGCGTCGGTGCAGCGATGGTTTACCCTCCGTTGGGCCTTATCGTTGGAGGTCTAGCTTGTGGTGTATTCGGGTTTCTACTGGGTCTTGAGTAACGATGGCTTGGAATTCAACTACCGATAAATCCCTGGATCCTGGGCAGCAGAAGTCGGTCCACATTGGACCTGGCGCGCCCATTGCCACCAACCCGTCTATAGCGGGTAAGCCCTACTTCGATGCGTGGGACATCGAACGTGCCTATAGAGAAGGTATGCAGAAGGTCACATGGGTGGCCCGCTGTGTGGATGTGATCAGCGGAAACCAAGCTCGACTTCCCGTCGTCCTTAGAGAGGGAAATGCCCCTGATGGGAAAATTGTTACCAGCAGTTCGATTCAGGCACAAAGCACTCTCCTGGATGTGTTGAACACCAAATCGAATATAGGTGAAAACTCATTCATATTTAGATACCGACTTTCAGCCCAACTCCTGATGAGCAGTCGCGGTGCCTTCATCGAGAAGGTCCGCTCCCGAGATGGACGAATCATTGGCCTGAACCTTCTGCCACCTCAGCACACCGCCCCAATCCCAGATCCTAAGAAATTCGTATCCGGCTACGAAGTGAGCATGCCCACTGGCAAAAAAGTAATCCTCAAACCGGATGATGTCGTATGGGTACGACGCCCCCACCCAATCGACCCTTACCTCTCATTGACACCGATGGAGTCTGCCGGTGTCGCTATCGAAATCGAAAATCTTGCCAAGCTGTATAACCGCAACTTCCTACTCAATGACGGACGACCTGGCGGTCTGTTGGTTCTGCGAGGCGAGATTGACGATGACGACAAGAACGAACTTAGAAGCCGATTCCGTGGAAACTTAGGACGAGTCGGATCCACCACGGTGGTATCTGCTGATGACGGAGTCGACTTTGTTGATACGTCATCCACCCCTCGCGATGCCGCGTATATCCAAATGCGGACTATCACCAAAGAAGAAATCTTTGCTGCCTTCGGAGTCCCCGAGACCGTTATCGGTAACGCTTCGGGAAGAACATTCAGTAACGCCGCTGAGGAAATCCGCGTGTTCTGGATGGAAACGATGTTGCCCCATTTGGAACCAATCGCCCGTGCTCTCGATGAGCTAGACCCTATTCATTACATCGACTTTGACACCACGACCGTTCCGAACCTCATCATTTACAAACAGGAGCGTGATCGGTACTTGATGGACGAGCTTCAGCAGGGCCTCATCAGCGTCAATGAATATCGTGAAATGACTGGCAAGGACACGGTCAAGTCTGATCTTGCAGATTCGCTTTTGATGAATCCGAATCTGACACCCATTGCAAATACGGAGAAGGAAATGGAGCAGCCCAGCGCAATGGTGGGCGGACAACCGGGAATGCCACCACAGCCCGGTATGCAACCGGGGATGCCTGGGGGCGAGATGCCCCCAGGTGCGCCCCCCGGCGAAGAGTCTCTTGATCCGAACACGATGCAGGGCGCGCTTGCTGCTGAGCAGGGTGCCCCTCAGGCAAACGGACAACAGCCTGCTGGAGCAGACATGGGTCAATTGTCTGGAGAGCCGCACGATTATGAGACCAAAGAAGAGCCAGAGGAGTTGGGCCTGGACTATGAGCGGTGGACCGGAATTCTAGATCGCAGTCTCGAACGCCTGTTCGAACGCCAGCAACGTGTCATCTTAGAAAAGGCAGCTGGAAGGAAGGCTAGGACTCTATTGACCGAAGGTTCTTTGGAAATAGGGAATGTTATGACTATTGGAACTTGGGATCGACAGATGGATGAGGACATTCGTCCTGTCTTGAACTCAATTATCAAAGATTCACAAAAATCCCAGACTTCGAAATCTGCTAACTATGAGCCTCCAACTGGGGAAGATATCCAAGTTCAGCTGAATGCCCAGATGAATCGAATCAAGGCGATCAATTTGGACACCCAGTATGAGATCAATCAAAAAGTGATTGCTTCGTTGTCTCTTCAGGACGAGGATCGGCGCCAGTCGGTTCTCAAGGGAGAGTTGGTTAGTTTCTTTGCAAGTCTTCTTGCTAAGGCGCCAGGACTTGTCTCTGAAAACGAAGCTCGGCGGGCTTGGAAGTTCCCGATTAGTTAGTTTCTGTAAAAAATCCCTCATGGTTTACGGAAACTCAGAAGGTTGCGCTTGTTACTTACACGCTAGAAGCTTCTAGTCGTTTATCATTAGTGACGGAGGTGCCTTCTATGCCAACTGAAACACTCAATGACATCCAATTTAAAGCTCGCAGCGGTGCTCAGGTTACCGTTGACAAGGCAGAGGGGATAGTCGAGTGCTTTGTGGCCGGTATAGGTAACAAAGACAGCGTTGGAGACATCGTTCTGCCTGGAGCCTTCACAGAAAGTCTTAAGCGTCGTAAACCACGAGTGGTCTGGGGACACAGCTGGAATGAGCCCATCGGGAAAGTTCTAGAAATCTATGAGGTCCCCAACTCGGACCCCCGGCTCCCGCAAAAAATGAAAAGTGCTGGAATCGGTGGCTTGTTCGCAAAAGTCCAGTTCAACCTAGGGGCAGAAAAAGGGCGGGAAGCATTCGCCAATGTTGCCTTCTTCGGAGAAGAGCAAGAATGGTCAATCGGATATAAGACCCTTCAGGCCACTTTCGATCCGATCCAACAGGCCAACATGCTCAAAGAGGTCGAACTCTACGAAGTGAGTCCTGTTCTTCACGGCGCCAACCAGTTGACAGGCACTATTTCCGTCAAGGATGGCGAGACTGGTGCTTGCGGAACAAATGGTTGTGAATGCAGCGTCAAGTCGACGACCATTGAGCCGGAAGCTCCAGAGGGCATTGTCTTCGAAAAGGGCTTCATGATGGGTCGGATGCCCATGCTGATGATTCCCCTGCCAATGCCCAAGCCGGAGGGCAATCCCACTGACACGTCCGGTAGGGACATCTGGTCTCGCGGAGAAGCGGGTCCGATCGGTTCAGAAGATCGTCTCAAGCTGGCCACAGAAATCCACGGACGCACAAAGGTGCCCATCAAGATCGTTGAGGCCACCGAGAACATGGTCGTTTTCCTCAGGAAAATGGTGGATGGCACCGACCGCATGTACCGGATGCCTTACCACAAGACGGATTCTGGACAGTACATGTTCGGAAAACCGGCACGAGTCAAACCCCAAACGGTTTATACGCCGGACAACACCCCAGGACCGCCTAACCCGTTGGGTCACATGCACCGTAAGCCAAATTCGGGTCCGATTCTCGGGAAGGATCCGAATAGCGAAGAAATCAAGGATGGGGCTCCCATACTTATCCCTTGTGCCGTTGAAAGCATCCTCGAAACTAAAGACGCGCTGAGTCCAATCTTTGAGTATTACGAAGCAACTGTCACCCCAAGCTCGGGTGGGCTGATCATTACCGATTACAAGCCGGAGTTTCGTGAGGCTGCCGATACGGCCCTTAAGGCCCTAGGAGGAAAACTGGGGCGAGGTGGTGGCCTGGGAAAAGGCCGTAGGGCCGGGAGGGCCCTCACCGCAAGGTTCGATCCAAAGGCATGGGACGGCGATCATGACGGGCTAGTCCAAGAGGGCACCCCATTCGAACGTCCTTCCATCCCTGGAATCAACACCAACCTCCCCGGCCAGCGCCCTACGAGGCAAAAGCCTAAAGAGTCTCCAGATGATCACCGGAGCAGCCGTCAGCAAGGCGGCATGCGTTCCGGTTGGGGCCAAAACGCCAAACCCGGCGCAGTTCCACGTCCACCCCCAGAACCTGAAGCAAAACCAGAACCCGTAGTAGATCAGGCCAAAGTCTCGTCCCTCAACAGCCAGATCGACAAATTGCGGACAGGGAAACTCGATCCCCTCCTCAAAAAGCTTAGAAAGGCTGAAGAGGATGGCAACGAAAAAGAAGCTCGCCGCATAAGAGCAGAAATGGCTCCTCTCCAAGATGAGGAGGGGCGTATGCGTGAACAGCTTGGCGAAGCCATGGGCAAGGGTCGAGCCCTTGCGGGTATGCGCTCATTGGTAAAGCGACGTGATCCAGAAAAAGCTCAAGAGATGCGTGATCTCCATGCTCAACTGACCGCTTCGCATCCAATGTACCTAGGCGAAGACATGGACTCGGCGGTGCTAGATGCGATTGACATATTTGATGGTCGCCTACCTCAATACGAAAATGATGCCGCATACCTCCGTCAAACTGCCACTGATTTCCGAGAGAGAAGGGGAGACAACGAGGATATCGAACGGGGTAGAGACCCATTTGCTGAGATCTCTGACGAAGACCTAAACGCAGCTGCGGATCTACTAGACCAGGCTGCAGACGCCATCGAGAAACACCCGATCGATATCGATGAGATTTTCGAAGGGATGACGGGCGAACGTGGAATGCCAGACGCGACGGAGAGAATGCATGAAGCTTTGGCCGCGAGGGAACGAGGCGGCTTACCGTTTTCCTCCCAGCGAGACGAAAGGCAGAGGGGGATTGGGGAGTATTTCAAAGGCATAGCCACCGAAGATCTTGAAAGAGAAATAGATTTCATTAGAAGCCTCAATACTCACCCAAACAACCGGGTCGCTGAAGATGTGACCGCAATGCAAGAAATCTATGGCGATTATCGCAGAATGTACCGTCGACACGACAGGGTTATGGAAGAACTAGAACTTCGAGACATGGACGACCTCTTCCGGGATCAGGGCACCCGGAACGAAGAAATCCGTGACATGTCGATCAGGCAATTGCGAAATTCAGATATCCACCCGGATGCCTACCAGTCTCTCGAAAATACGTTTTCATCGTTCCCTGATGATGATCCGATTTGGGACATGTCACTTCGTGAAATCGCCAAAGAGGACGGGGGCATGTATTTCGGAGACAATGACATAGAGGACATAATCAGAACCGACGCCAGATATCGGAGCAGTGCTCCGGGCACTCCAAAACCACGAGGACGCGGTCGACACGGATTCCATGAGGGTCCACCAGGTTATGACCCTGATGAAGGGCGCGAGGACAGAGTCGACCCTGATGGCCCTGATGCAGGACGCGGGGGCGGTGGCGGCATGCGCTCCCGGCGTGGAAACGACGATGACTTGGCCGATGACGAAGACTACTCGGATTGGTTGGCCAGAAACCATGGGATGACCGACGAAACGCTCGACGAAATGGCCAGAGAATACGACGAGCCCCCCAACTCGGGGATGAGAAGCATGACTTCCGGAGACCGTCGCAAGCGAATCGGAGAGCTAAACGAAAAACTCCAAGTGCTCGATGAGAGTATTGCCAGAGCAGGCCGATTTGAAAATCCCGACTACAAGCGCATGGTTGATACCGAAAACCGTCTCGCTGCCGAAATCTCAGGTCTACGCAGGTCAGAAACTCTCTTCAATCTGGAGTCAGGTTCTCGCAGCAGGATCGCAGCAAAGAAAACCCTGGAACTGAACCTTACCGAAGACGAAATCGGGTCTTTGCGAAACCACATTCAAGAGATGGTCAAAGGTAACCCAGATAAGAAGGTGAATGGTGCCCTCGCTTCCTACGACACTCTTCTAGCCAATGCTAAAAATGGGAAGATCAAAGTTCCCGCCAAGGTTTACGACAACATTGTTGACCACTGGGACAAGGCAACCGGGGGCAAGAAGATCCACCCGAAGACAGGCCGCGACATCCTTGAATTTGCTGCCATGAGCGACGACAGTAAATTCACTTCAACATCGGTGGGACAGGGAGATGATCGCTACTCCGGATTCGGAACGCAGCGCGTCAACAATGGCGCACCAGCAGAAATCACTCCTCGCATGCAGAAAGAGATGCTGGGGGGTATGCGTTATCAGCGTGACACCGGGCAGGGCGTGGACGATACTGGAGCACGGTTACGGGATGTTTCTCAACTCGACATGAACGAAGTTCTTGATGCCGATGAAGAGACATGGACCCCCGGAGTTCAGGGTGGAGGATTGTTCCCACTTCGGCAACCGGGTGGCCACAGTCTCATGTTCAACGCCATGGAAGCAGATGGACACGGTTCTCCCCGACAGTGGCAGATCGTTAGAGGGCATCATGGGATGCGTTCGATGCTATATCGACAGGGCGATAAAGAAATTGCTCCGTCTGCCTTGCCTGGAGAAAAGCCCGTTGGTGGTCGACAAGTGGGCACCGAGATGCCCAACCCAAAGTTGCAGGGTAAAAAGTTTAATGAAGTAAAGCCCGCCAACTGGGATCAAATGGACGAAGAGGCACAATGGGACTTTGTCTCTTCTTTGCTTCCCTGGACCAAGGATAGGCCCGATGGAATACGACGAGCAGACTTGGACAAACTCATCTTAGAGCTGGCTAAGAAAATCGATGTGAAGGAACGTCGCCAAAATCGACGTGAAGGCAAGTTCGAAACCTTGCAAGAGCGTCGGGCGCGACGTGCCGAGCAGGGCGTCAAGCTACCAACACGAGAGCCAGCGAAAGCTCCAGCGGAACCGAAACCACAAACACCGCAGGGCGCAGCGCAGGAACGACGTGAGACGTTGACTGCCCTGGACAATCTATTTGCCAGAATCCACACACAGGCCCAGGACGCAAGCACTGCTGGTGAACTGGAAGATGAGCATCTTGACCTCTGGGGAAAGGCAATGGATATTCTCAGCGACTCTGATGATTTGACTTATTCACAGATAGAAGCCCTTGACGCTTTGTTCGATGAATACCTCAGCAAAGATTTCGAGAACCTCTCTGCTGCTGAAAGTGCCAGTCGACGGAGTGCTCTCGGCCAAAAACAAAACATCGAAACTCTATTGGCCAAGTATCGCGGAGATAGGGACATTCAGCAGGGCGACACAGATGCGGCTCAACACCTCGGCGGCGGTGACGACATCGTTGATCCGACAGAGGCAGGCGATGCTGTTGCCACGGGGGGCATGCGCTCCATGGTGAGCCGCAACAGGCAACTCTTTCCCGCCACTTCACCTGTCAGGAATTACGTCCAAGCTCCTCGACCCAAGCCAAATTCTGGCATGCGTGCAACTCGTGAGGGACGAACCCAGATCAGCGGTGAAGCAACCTGGTTCAAGAAAATTGAAGATTCGCTATCTCGGGAAATTAGCGAGGCTCGCAAGGACGACAACAGGACAACTGTAAAAGCTTTGGAACTTTTGAAACAAATCTTGAGTCGTCAGGAGTCCGGAAAAACCGGAGATAAACGAACCAATGCTGGGCTACTCACAGTTACTCAGGCAGAAATCGATCAGATCTTGGAAGGCTTAATGAATGTTGTTGACCGTCAGGTTGCTGCTGACGGGTCAAGGGCTCAAATATTTATCGATCTAATGGAAAAACTTTCCGAGGCAGCGATGTCCACATTCATTCTCAAAACGAGTGACGAAATTCATTCTAGAACACAAAAACGTACCAATTCGCGTGGTGACCAAGTTACGATTCCCCTTAACTCATGACAACAAGGGGCAAGAGGTAAGATACAATGTCTAATAGCGGTCTCCGAGGCAAACAAACGAAGTACCAGTGCGCGTTGAGCGGCGAAAAGGTCGCAAAGTCGTGCGTTGGCTGCATCAACCCCGAGGGGTGTATGTCTAGGGCCATGCAATATAAGGAGCCTCAATCCATGGACCTAGCTGAAGACAATGTAGTGAAGATCGATAACTCTGGTTCAGTCGTTACATGTGCCAAGGACTACAGTACAGGTGATTGCGAGTATACTGCTGGTAGCAAGGTGTGCGGCAAATGCGGTGCCTTGGCAGTCGAGCTGAAAGAGAGTCCAATGGAACAGACCATCGTCACAGATGAAATCTTGGACGACGAGGATGCAGTGCTAATTAAGGCATTGGAAGAGAAGGCGACCGTCTTGGACGAGGTGTCTGAGGCTGAAGCTGAAAAACGTCGCATAGAAAAAGACACTCGCGATATCGAGGATACTCAGCTCGAAGATGACGAATCTGGTGACTTTGATCATGGGGATCATGACACTTCCGAAGCAAAATCCGCTGACGACGATCGCTACGAATACTGGGATGAGGAAACCAAATCTTGGCACCGCCCAGGAACTGCCGTAGATAATGAAATTCCTGGCGACCAGCCTCCCGGTGGCAACGCCATTGGTGAGCGCGACCTTTCCGGAGGAAGTTCTGGTAACGCCGTTCAGACCAAGCCCGGTCCCAAGCGTCGTCGTAGACGCCAAATCCGAGCAGACGAAGTAGAGGCTTACGAGAAGGGCGAACCTACTATGGCCGAAAAAGATGAAGACAACAACTGGGTTGGCCTAAACGATCCAAAAGCTGGCGTCATGATGCGTGAGAGCCGTCTGCGAGTTGAAGACGAAGAGGAAGAAGAAGAGGAAGAGGCTCCAGTTGCTGCCGCTCCCCCTCCTGCTGCCCCTGCAGGACCTGCTCCCATTGCTGCTGGTCCTCCTCCCGAGGCTGCTGCTCCTCCCGCTGATCCCCCTCCCGCTCCTCCTGCAGCAGAGGGGCCCCCTCCGGCCCCCGTTGCCGAAGAGGAAGAAGACGAAGAGGAGCTGCAGCGCAGGCGGTATCGCGAGGCCATGGTCCAAAAGGACGCCGGTGCCTATCTTTGCGCCATCGACCGTAAGGTTTACCCCGGTGTCGCTTCCGTTTGTGACGACTGTCCGGGTGGATGTGTTTCCGAAAAGGGAATGCCTAGCCTCCTCGAAGTGGAAACCGCTCTAGAGATGCAATTCAAGGGCGATGAATACGCCACAGTTATTGATTCTGTGTATTCCGACCGGGCAGATTTGTTCATTGTCGATCTCGATATCGACGGCAAAAAGGTCATCGAAGCGTTTGTCGAAGGACAAACCGGCGAGGTTCTTGGTTACAACCGTCTTGACGATTCTGTCTTTGAGCAAAAGGATGCCTTCGAAGAGGTTGACCTAGTTGACTTCAGCGAGGCCGCAGATATCGCAGCCAAAACTATTGACGGTGTTGTCAACGCTGTCGAGCCTGATGTATTTGAGGGTTACGACTGCTACGCCGTTGAGATCAACGGTGTCGACAGCAAGTCCTACGACGTGTTCGTAGCGCTCGATGGCGAGGTTCTGGGTTACGACTCCTACGAGCCAGACGAGTCTGAGGCCATCGAGTCTGAGGCTGCAGAAATCGCCCTGAAGCGGGCCTTCTCCGACGACCAGCGTAAAGAGCTGGCTAGAGAAGGCAAGGCCATGAAGGATGGTTCTTACCCCATCGATTCTGAACAGGATCTCCGTAACGCAGTCCAAGCTTATGGCAGGGCATCAGATAAGCCTGCAACAAAGGCTCACATCATGAAGCGCGCTCGCGCTATGGGTTTGGACGAGCTAATTCCCTCGAACTGGGTTTCTGGTAGTGGCGAAAAGGCCATTCTGAGCGCAGATGATGCCGGGTTTATGGCGTCATTGATCGAGTTCGAATTGCTCGCGGAGGACACAAGCAACGGTTCCCTCTGAGGGCCCCTCTAAAGGCGGGTCCATATGACAGGGTTTGCTCCGAAGAAACGAACTTATCTCGCATCAAGGTTCAAACGGAACCTGGAAGCAGCCGGATTTGACTTTCTTCGTCGTCAGAACATGCTTTCTTCTGAGGCGACCCTTGACGCCGACGTTGTAGTCAAAGCACTCAATGGAAGCTTGGATGCTGCCGCCCAGTCTGCAAGGGGCGGTAAGTCCACTTCACGCAAGAAGACTTCTGGTACCGGAGTCGAAGAGGTTGAGAAGGAAGTTCGGTTTGATCCGAATGGGACCCGTGATCCTGGGCAGGTTCTCAAACTTCATGTGACGGCTCAGGATTTGGAAAATCCTGGTGACAATTGGGGTTGGGTTGATCGTCCCAAGCCGCAATCTCCGGAAAAGCGTCGCGCGAATATGCAGGAGGCGCTTCAATGGAGAGCGTCTCGGCCAAAGATTCGGGTTCGTTCATTTGAGCAGGATCCAAGAACCGGTAAGCCGATTCTTGATACTGCACAAGAAATAGACATCAAATCTCTTGGGCGAACCATTAAGGAGATCCTTCCTGGTACACATCTGGCCGGTAGGGCTGCTCGCGGCTTGGGTCTGATTGTTGACGCTGACGGAAAGTTTCGGTGCCCGCCGGGGACACCTGCCGCAAACCAGTTCACTGATTCGTTCGGTACCAATTGTTTCAAGCCGGTAGCTGGAATGCGCTCAGCTGTCGGAAGGATCGCAGGAAGCCTAGGGCGACACTCTTCAGCTCTGTTCCTTGGTGATCCTGTTGTAAGGGAAAAGAAGAAAAACGATCTTGCAAATCGGCGTGCTGCCGAAGAGCTAGCGGGTGGAGCTATCGGCTCGTCGAGGTCGGCGCAGCGGGCAATGAAGCGGCGCAACAAGGCTATTCAAAGGCTGAAAGACAAGTTCAACATCACAGCGGGCCTAGAGATGAACGAGGACATGTGGGGCCTACTCAAAGCCCTCGCTGAAAACGATTTTCCAGATTTGGATTGGAAAGGAATATTCACCAGCGTAAACGGCGAATCCATGTGGGACGACGGGCTGACTGTCAAGCAAAACGTCGAAGCGTTACGGGCAAAGCTCATCGACGACATGATCTGGTTCACTTCGCATCAAACCAAAACCTCCTACAGAATCAATCGCGACGAATACTATCGTGGCACGAAAGAGGCCATGAAACTTGTGGATGAGTTGGTTGCCCGCCAGGAATCCGCTATGCGCGGAGTTCTGGGAACAATGCTCCATAAGGCGGAACACGATCCAGCGTTTGCCAATGTCAAGGTACTCGCATTCCGGGCATGGGACCCCAATGATGAATACGGTGGCAGTTTGCAGAGCTACTGGGGTACGGATGGCGAAGTCAAGCCGCTGTTTGGCAAAAAAGTTGATCGGGCTACTGGTCGAACAGAAGGCTTTACGGGAGAGGGCATGGGAGTCGAGGTGCTTTTCAACCCTACGGCCATGGCGTTAAGGCCGTTCATGCAGATGGGCGACTATGACAAAGACGGCAACGAGATCCCCTTCCTTGAGAGGATTGATGATGGCAGCAGGTCTGCTAAGCCGCCACTCATCGAAATCAGTACAGACGGCGATGCTGCAGAGGGGGAAAAGTGGGAAGCAATCCACGAATTTCTACTACACACAGCAAAAATAAATGGTTTCGTAGACAAATACGCCATGGACATTTCTGCAGCTGCCCACGGGGGTGCGCTTGAAATGTATGCCGCGCATGTCGCGTACCACGAATTCGCCCATGTCAAGCAGTATGCGCAAATATCCCAACGGGTTTTGGAAGCGTTCGACCGAAACGGCGGCGAATTCAAACTTCGCTCCGGGGAGGTACTAACTGGCCCACCTGAGAAGTGGTCTAACGGACAGTGGGCTCAAGTGCTTGATCAAGTCATGGGGGAGGCTCTTGCGCCTGGGGTACAAGTCGATTTCCCACCCATAGGCATTGAAGCCTTCGAGGGAAGCATGTTGCACATCCTCGCCGGGAAGAACTACCAGAATTATGTTCAACAGTGGCTTGCGAAGTCTGGGGGTCGC